ACTTCTTCTTTAAATATACTTAACTTCTTAACGCCTGAGCAGTTAGTAAGGAATATACTTAGGATTACTAATAGAAGGACATTCAGGATTGATTTCTGATTTCTTCGTAGCATTCTTTTCACTTTCAGTTAATGGTGATCCACTAGCAATCTCTATACATCTTGTAGCGTTATCACTTCCTTTGTTTATAATTCTTTCTATGACCTTTGTTCTATCAATAGCCAGTTTACCAATATCTCTATCTTTCTTTGAAAATCTTTTGTCTAAATCGTCTAAATCTTTTTTAAGATTACCAACTAATTCGTTTATCTTTTTGTTTGCTTCTAGTATTTCAGCAAAGTCTTTCTTTTGATTTTCAATTAAATTCTTTTGATCAGCGATGGCTGATTCCATTTTGATAACATTACCTTTTAAGATAGCGTTATCTTTTTGTAACTTCATAACATAGGCGCCAGCACCCAAAAGGGTGCTGAGTATTATGCCTATAAAAAATAATCTAAATCCCATGGATTGCTATCAGTCTTTTTTCCAGATTGCCCACGCTCCATAAGCTATAGCAGCCCAAGCCGCCATTTTAGCAAATGGACTTGCAAATAAGATTACTAATCCTACTGCAATTAAAGCACCACCATGTAGTGATGATAGTTCCTTCATTCTTCCTTTTAACCATTCCATATTTTTCTCCTTTTTTATAGTCTAAAATATATCTCTATTACAAAAGATTTATTTTAGCGTTTACCTTTCGGTGTTTATTCCATGCTACAAAACCAAACGCTCTTAATGTCCAATACGTTAAATAGTTTAGTAGATGAAAACCGTTAACTTCTATATTAATGTCTCTGAATATTCTATCTGCTTCTGCTTTGTCTAGTAATAAGATTTCGCCTTTCTTTACACCAACTTTTCTTAAAGCTGTGTACTTGTAAGCATAATCATGTACTAAACCACCAATTAATAAAACTCCTACTGGTGATAAGAATGAAGCTAAAAATTTTGGTACACTTGCACCATCAAATACAAATCCTTCTGGTATAATATAACTTTGACCATCTAGTTTGTATTTAAAATCTCTTGATAGTTTCCAAGTTCTTACTGATAACATCCACAATATTATTGCACCCCAAAATCCTCTATTTTTAGTAGGTATTGTTATTGGTTGCATATGTGGCATTTCTTCGTAAGAGAATCTTCTATCTCTACCTTTAAGATGTATTTTATCTGACCAATTTATTATTGCACCTATAATTATTAAGATACCTAATACTGTAAACTGCCAGAATTTTGTTGCTAGTTGTATGAATAAATCTGTATATTCCATTTTTCTCCTTATTTTTTTAAGATACCTGCTTTGATTAGGTATCCATGTAGTGCTGTGCCTTCTTGTTTTTTCATACTGGCCATTGGTCTAAAATTTCCTAGACCTGGTCCTCTTTGACCACCAATAGACCCACCTACATATTCTTTAATACCCAATCTTTTCTGTACTCTTTCAATTTCTTTTTTAATTTGTTTTTGTTTTTCAGAACCTGGCATTACTGACATTGCTTGTTTTACAAGTTTGTAATATAAAGCTTTGTCTTTTAAATCATATTCTTTATTTGCATTTATTTGACCAGTAAAATATTCTTTAAATGATTTTAAATTTTTAAGCATTATATTTGTCTCTAAATGTTTTGTATTGTGGTTCTTGTTCTTCAACAATCTCCGTAGGTGTTTCTGTCATTTCATCTATTTTAATTTCTATACTATCAATTTTATCTAGTACACCTTTTAATACTACATTATTATTGTCATCACTTTCTTTAATTTTTGTTGATAAAGGTACAACAGAACCAACATATCCTTTTGCTGTAGATAAGTTATCCCTTTTATATTTGTTATGTGATTTTGTTAAAGCATGTACTGTATTGTCATCACCTGTACCTGCAACGGCTGTACCTGTGGCGTTAGTTGGAGCGTCTTCGTCCATCTTATTGATGAGTTCATCCATCATTGCTTTATAATGTTTTGTCATAATCGTACTCGCTTATTAATTCTCCGTTTTGTTCAAACACGTCAACACCAAAACAATTCATAATTGGCGTCTCCTGTATGTCTGGTATATTTATGTTTTCTGATAACATAGAGTCATACTGATCTGTTTGTTTTAAGTATGTGATCACAGCGGATTCTATTATTAATTGATGTTTTTTAGCCTCTTTATTTTCTTTAAATAAAAGAGCGGCTGCAACTGCAAAAGAACCTAAAGCACCTCTAACTCCTGCTTTGGCTAGTAGTCTTTTTAGATTGAATACAAATCTGTGAAGTAAAGTATATGCTCTCTTTTCTTTTGGACTTGTGATAGTTCTAAACTTTCTTAATACAGTACCTTTGTCGTCAATGATACCATATTTAAAAGCGTCTTGCTTTTTAAATGGTGTTGATAACATCTTGACAATTCTATATGTTATTAATAAATCTACACCTCTATTCATTATAGTTCCTCTAATAGTCTTTGTATTTCAGAATCTCTTTCAATACTTTTTAATTCGTGTGGATATAAGTATTCAAGGTACTCTAAAAACGATTTCAATATTCCCCAATATTTACTATCTATTTTAAACAGTAGTAGTGAAACGGCACATTCAACTCCAAATACGTTTTGTAATACTATCAAGTGATTAACTACTAATCTAACTTTTAGTTTACCTGTTACACTATACTTACGAAATAACCTTTTTAGATATCTTATTCTTTTAATATCTTCATAGAATTCCTTCTCGTCTTCTAGAGTAGGATTATCATAATTATGCTGTGCAAAAAGCAACCAGTTTTCTTTGGTTATTTCTTTGAACATTATAGCCTATACTAATTTAGCGTAGACTTTTGATGTTCCTGTTTTTAATGTTTCGTACTTAACCTCTAGTTTAAGGCCACCCTCTTTTTTGTGTGATATACCATCATCATTAATATCAGAACCATCTATGTCCTTACCAAATCTTCCACCATTAGCCGTAACTTCACAATTAACTGTTCCACTATCGCCGTCCATAGCACAAGGACTAACTTGTAATCCTATTTGTGACAGTTTAGTTCTCAATTCATCAATTGCAAAACCTGGTTTAATGTATTCTCTTTCGCCTATTGATCCCACAAAAGCATTTACTCTTTTTAAAACTTCAGGATCATGTATATTGTGAACACCAATGCTACCATCTTCTACAGAGTTAACTTCCGGTGTACCAACGCCTATTCCATGTTGTTCGTTTAAGTACTTCTTAAATGTTTTCATCTTCTTTAGTTTCCTTTTTTTCTGTTTCTTCGGTCGGTTGTTTAACAGGTTTTTTGCCTGCTAAACAATCTTCCTCAAAGTCTTTTAAATCTTCTTCTTTTATGAATGATTTAAATTTTTTCATTTGTTTGTTCTTTTACCTTATTTAAAAGATTGTCTGTTTGTTGTATAGCACCATTAATTGCATTTAAATTTGCTTTCATAGTACCTACATTTAACTCAACACTCTTAATTTTAGAGGCAAGATCATTAAACTCTTTTGTTAACTTCTCTTTTTCCTCTAGTAATAATTTCTCATCAATTACCATTATATACTCCTATTATATTATATATTAAGCTACTACGTAACCCTCACCACCGATTATATACCAAAAACTTGACTTGTAAATCATAGTTACTGACTCACCTGGAGCGTTTAACGTAACTGTTGTACCTTGTTTAAAGTTTGATGGTGTAATTGTCACTGCATTTGTACCACTTGTAGATGAATTTAAAATTGTTTTAATTTGTCCATCTGTTGAAGCAGCTGCTAGTGTTGTTGGTGCTGTGTTTGAAGTAGCGTCAATCAAAGTCACTGCTGAAGTTAGATCAGCTGCTTGAGTTGAACCACTTGCTGTAATTGTTTGTGCTGTTTGTTTTAATGCAATCCAACTTGGAATATTGTTGAATACATTTTCAGCTGAAATTTTTTTGTTAATAGGTGTGCCACTCGGGTCATCTATTACGTGAAATAAATCTGCTGTATCTAGAGCGTCGCCTAGATCAGTTAATTGTGTTACTTTTTTGTCTGCCATTTTTTCTCCTTTTTAAACCCTTTCGGGAATGCTACTGTAGCCATTTGACTACATCAATTGTTATTATTATATAGGGGCTTTTTAGGACCCCTATAAATTTCTTATTATTATGCTACAACTGTAATTGAACCAGCAGCTGTACCTATTGATGAAGCGTTAGTAATAGTAGAGTTCGTTGCCGTACCTCTATCTTTTACTGTACCACCGTTAAGTGACATTGCGTTAGCACCAATTGTTAGTACATCGTCAGCCTCGGTAGCAGCGTCAGCAGCACCTATAGTCAAGCCGAATACCAATTCGTTAGTATTTGATCCTGAAGTATAAGATAATACATGAGGACCTCTACCTGTACCAGTACCTTCGTTACCATTTGTTACTGATAATTGTGGTGTACCTGTTACAGTTACGTCTTCATTAAATCTTACTCTTACTTGTAGTGTTCCGCCAGCAGATTTATCAAATGCTGTCGTAATAAATTCTATTTCAGTAATGTCACCTGCACCCATATTAGTTGCTAATCCACCGATTGCAACCAAAACTTCTGGTGTAGAAGCTGTGTTATCATTACCTGAAAGAATTGAACCCGCTTCTCTAACCCAGCCGCTAGAAGTAGCGTATACTTCCTTCTTCTCAGCTTCGGTTAAGTTTTTGGGTTTAATATCGTTTCCCCATAAAGCCATTGTTTTTCTCCTTAATTAATTAATTAACTTTGTTGTTATAACTAACACTATTTATAACGGAAATAAGTTAGAAACCTAGTGATCTTAACTCTCTTAAAGTGTTACCTACTGTTGTATGGTGTATGCCTATACCACCCTTTGCTTTAAATTGATCTGTATTCTTCTTATAGTCATCTATTAGAATGGCAGGACTGCCCATGACCCTTGCGTAATTTTGTTTTTGCACTCGTTTAACTAGATTAATTCTATTACCTGGTATACCTAAATTTGTTCTTGCCCAATGTGTCTTGCCTGGTATACAATTAGGATCAAAACTTTCCTCTACGTATGCTGATAGTATATGTGCCTTATACTTTGATATGAAAGACCAGAGTTGTCTACCACCAGTATGCCATGGTAACGTATGCCAAAATTTAGGTGTTGCTTTTACTTTAGACCACTTTTCAGTTTTACTTCCGTATGACCAGTTATTAATAGTTATACCATGTAGTTTCTCAACACCCTTTACAAAGTCGCAAAGGACACCATCCATGTCACAATATATTCTGGTATTCTTATTGTCCATCATAGTAAGTTTTTGATAACTCACCTCTTTCTATTGTTGTTGAAACTGAACCAGTTGTTTTAATATATCTTTTTACAATTGCTCCTTCACTTAACATTGCTCCCCATAAGAAAATACCTGAAGTTCCATCTCCAGTATAGGAGGGATTTCTTCCAACTGTATCGTTTTGTATTAAACTCACACCGTATGCTGTGGCACTTGTAATTAATGATGTTGATGTGAGAGAACACCTAAACCAACCATTTCCATAATCTTCAATCGTTGCATTATCAACACCTGCTCCAACATTTCCCAATGTGCCTGTTGTAAGATTAAAATTTGCAAAAGTTGTACTTCCTCCTAGAAGTCCAGATGAATAAAGCTGTAAAAACCTTCCATTTGTTTTTGCAAAAACAGATATTGTATATTGTGTTCCAGTTACAAAATTAGTAACTTGATAAACATTTTTTGCTCCACCTCCAGCATTTTCAAGGAAAGCATCAGCTGTAATATCACCATTAGGATCTGCTGTAGAATTTGCAGTGATAGTGCAATTGGTTTTAGACCAACCAGCATTGTCAAATTCTTCAGATCTAGTATATAGATTTATTTCACCTTTAATCCTTGTACGAGCATACGTAGTTACAGTATCACTTGTTCCTGGTTTTGTATATGTTCTTATACCACCTGAATATGTGCCAGCTGCATCTGGATAAGTATCAGATGATGTAGCAGTATTTTCAAACTCCCAAATATTATTTGATCCTGGAACAGTTACCCAAGCCATCTATATTCTCCTTAAAACGAGTGATTGATTTTTGGATTCATTTCAACTGGAGTTTTAGGCTGGCCTGTATCAGTTTTACCTTTAGGGTCTGCCATTTCTTGATCTCTAGTTTGAGTTTCGTCTTTTTTTTGTTCTTTTTTATACTTAGCAGCTTCAGTTTTCATCTTATCTTTTAGATGTTTGTAAGCAATACCAATAGATAAAGGTACTTCGCCTGTATCTTTATTAGGTGCTGGTTTAACTGCCTTGTGTTTTTCGTTTTCTAATTTTTGTTTTAATAATGTGTTTTGATCTTTAAGTTTATCAATTTCTGACTCTTTTTTTTCGTTGTCGTCACCTTTCATTGCTCTAATCTTAGCGATCTTAACACCAGGCTTATTGTCTTTATCAATTGCCGGAATTTTATCTTTAGATTCTGTTTTATAATACTTAGCTTCATCTGATCTTTTCTCTTGTTCTTCAGCAGCTTCTGTCCAATTAACTTCTTCTTTAACGTTTTCTGTTTTTGCCGTATGCATTTTGTCTATCTTATTAAAAAAATCTTTTTTTTCTTTTGGCGTCATAGAACCTATACCTTTGCCGGCTTTGTCTAATTCTTTTTTAAACTTATCTTTGTAATCAGATTCATTAGTGTGTATCTGCATTTGTTTTGCCATATCTTCTAAAGAGTTTGGCTTATTTTTTAAATAACTCATTATTTTTCCTCCTTGGAAGTTTGCATTTTTTGTTTTAAGAATTTTAATACTAATTCTCTTGCACCTGTGTATTTTTCGTCTATATCTTTCTCACCTGTTGATCTTTTATCAGGATTAATAGTTGGTGTTTTAACTACCGTTTCTTCATTATACTTTCTTAACTCTGCGTCAACTGTAGGATTTTTAGATAAACCTTTTTCTAGTTTTTCTATTTCTGCCACAGCTTTTGTTATATTATCTTTGAATTTTTTAACAATATCTTTTGCTTTTGAAACTAAAGTCCAACCATATGTTGCTTCTTCAACTTCTTCAGGTACACAATTAGGTACTTGTTTACCACCTTTGTTTTTCATACCTATCTGTTTGTATCCGTCCCAACATGCTTCTTCAAATGAATCCTCGTCTAAATCTTCTTTTTTAGGTTTAGGTTTTTTTGGTTTCTCATCATCTTTATCGTAAGCGTCTTCTTCTTTTACGACTTTAATATCTTTAACGCCTGCTTTTTTTAATCTATCCATCATATCTTGAGCGTCTTTTTCATCAGCATGTTTCATACGTAAGTTCTTTTTATTTAAAGGGTCTACGTATTTTACTGTATAAGATTCTTCAACTTTGTGATGATCTTTGCCACATGATGTACAAGGACTTTTACCACAATTACAACCACAAGTTTCTTCTCCGAAAGGAGTAATTGTAGTTACTTTGAATTTCATTTTTCTTACTGACAGTTTAGACATTGCACCACCAGAAACAAAAGGTATACCTGCACCTTTTAAAGTTTCTAAATCTTTATCTTTTAATTTGTCTAAAATATTCATCAACTGTTTTGCTCTAGCAGCTGTAATAGTTTTGCCTTTTAAAGGACCAAATTCTGTTTTTAATTTTTGTAACATAGCAGGACTAAAAGACTCTTCTAAATCTTCTTTGTTTTGTTGTTCGTCTTCGCCTAGTATATCTTTAACTGTTGCTACTGAAATCTTTAATGCTTTAGCAATGTCTTTAGCAGAGGCACCATCTTTTTGCATGGCGTCAATGTCTGACATTTTGCCTTCTTCTAGTTCGTCTTTATTCTTTTCTTTTTGACCTTGAAGTTCTTCTTTTTTAACCTTAGCACCTTTACCATACATGTCAACATATTTTTGTGCCTCAGCAGGAGTATTATACTTGCCTAGTTCCATTTTTGAACCATCTTTTTTAGTGATAACTACAGTGTATGTTTCTGAAACATCAACTGACATATCTACTTCATCTTTTAATACTATTTTAGAAAGAATATTAATACCAGCATGTTTTACAGCCACTTTAGTTGGCATATCCATTTTATCAAGCATACTTTTTATGCCTGGTGTTACGTCTCTCATAGTCTTTTTAGCCCACACTTTTTTGATGTTTGCTAATTGAGTATCGGTCATAGTTCCCATTAGACCACTCTCTATTAAATTTGCCTCGTTCCAGGCTTCTGCCATTGTTTTTCTGTATTTAGTCATAGTACGTTGTATTACAAGTCTCTGATCATTTTGGCCACAGCCTCATCTAACTTGATTTTCCACTCCTCCTTAAATCTTTGTTTATATTTATCTATTGTATCTGCTTCACTTGCCCAATTATTTACATCTTTTTCAGATATTTTTTCTGTCTTGATCTCTTTGTAACCTTGTGTAGGCCACCCTCTCTCTTTTGCGTCAACTGGTTTAGCTTCTGGAGCCTCACCAGGTGTTACTTCTTTAGTATGATTGGCATAATCGGCGCCTATTTCATGTGCTTCTTTCTCTAATTTCATCGTAATTTCTTTCTTTAAGTCGGCAAATATCTTATTATATTTCTTTTCAGATACAGCCTTAAAGCCATAGTCTACATTTAAATTATGTTCTCTAACTGCAATCTCTTTATCACTGGCGATTGGTATACAATCCCATATCCAGGCTTTATGTAAATTATTATTGTTATCTTCTAGTACAATATAGTTTGTACCTTTTCTTTTAACTGTTCCTTTTATATCTTGTTTGGTATAGTCTACCTTTTCTCCGATATTAAATATCATATCTCTCAAATATAAGTCTCTTATTTGTTGTTGATCAAATTGTTCCATAGTTAACATTTTTGTAGATGGTTGATCAACTAAATTTTCTAATCTCATACCTTTTCTAACATCTTTCATTAGATCAGCAGCGTTTACACCACTAGGTAAACCTTTCTTAAAAGAACCTATATCGTCTTTGGCAGCTGCAGCTCTCATTTTACTTGCACTCATACCTGAAGCTCCCTCTGCGTCTGGATCTCTTTCACCTGCTGATAATACATTGATGTTGTCAAAGTTATAGTAACCATGTCTTGATTTTACATCGTTGTATTTGTTTAATATGGTTGTAAATTCACTTACTCTGTCACTGCCTACTACCATAAACACCTCTGTATAACCTTTATTATGTAAAGTAGTAGCTATATCTAATATCATATTAGTTTTATTAATCTCTATATTTCTTGCGTGAGAAGGAAACATCTTTTTCATATACGCTAATTTTTGACTTGGCGATAATGGATTTTTCTTACTGTCTTCACTTCTACTCAAATAAATTTTGTGATCATTTGCTCTTACTGACTTAACTTTTCTAATAAGTTTTTCATGTCCTATAGTTGGTGGATTAAATCTACCAAAAGTAAATGCAACTGATTTTCTTGGTCTTCTTATTTCTTCGTTTACTTCTTCAGGTAAACCAGCGTCTCTAACTGCCTTACCAAATTCATTGTAGTCTATACCAGCATGTTGAGCCGCCTTGTTCTTAGCGTCTTTCATACCTTGTCTTAAATATTTTAAATATAATTGTACACCTCTTTTCATTTGAGGTGCTTTAATTGTTCTTCTAATTAAATCTGTCCATGCTGAAGCAATGGATTCTAAATTCATTTCATCTATTTGTTCGTTAGTCAAACTTTTTATCTCATCGTCTGTAACTTTACCATCATCTAAAATCTGTTTACATTTTTTATAAAATTTTAAATAGTGGTATTTCTCTAACATTTTATAGATAACATTTTTAGGTAATCTATTTTTAACACCATACTTTCTTATTTGATCTGGTGTCATATCACTATTAAATGCTGATCTTCTTTCTGCGTCAACACCATCACCTATCTTTATTATATCTGAAATACTATCTTCTATTTCTTCTAACTTTGTATTAATTTTGTCTTGTAAGTTTAAGATATCATCTGGTTGTAATTC